TTGAGGCAAATATTCAAATCGCACTTCAGCAACAAACCATTGATTTGGAAGATGCTATTGATATTAGAATGGTTAGTAATATTAAGTTGGCTAATGAGCTACTTAAAATGAAGAGAAAGAAGAGGATAGAACAGCAACAAAAACAAAAGGAGATGGAGTTTAGAATGCAAATGCAGTCAAACATTCAGTCTCAACAAGCTGCTGCTGAATCAAAAGCTCAACTTGTTCAGATGGAAGCTCAAGCCAAAATACAGTTACGTCAAGCAGAGATGCAATTTGCTGTACAACAGTTACAAGCAGAGGCAGATCTTAAGCGTCAGTTGATGGATCAAGAGTTCCAATACAACATGCAATTAAAAGGCATGGAGGCAGAGCAATTGAAAAAGAGAGAGGAAGATAAGGAGAAGGCTAAAGACAAACGTATTGACATACAAGCTAGCAGACAGTCTGAGCTGATTAACCAGAGAAAGAACAATCTACCTCCTATGGATTTCGAATCAAATGAAGATTCATTAGATGGTTTTGATTTGGATTCATTTGAACCTAGATAATATGAGAAATAGTAAAATAAAAGTAAAACCTTTTGCTTCTGGTGTATCTTCACCAGGATCTGGTTATGATATTAGTGCTGGAGCTTCAGCATCAAGAGGACCGTTATCTGTATCTACGTCTATGTCTAAAGGATCTGAGTATCCTGCTGAATTTAATATTGAGGCAAGTGTATACGTACCTATAACTAAAAAGGTTAAGCATAAAACTAAATTATAGCTTTTCCAAAAAATGAATAGCCGCCAAAATTGTAAAAATTCATGCATTTTGGCGAATTATAATGTAAAAAATATTATGCATTTAATCGGATTTTAACCGATTATGCATATTAAATTATGTGTAAAATATAATTATTAACTTTGTAAAAATAAATTAAATAAAATGGAAGGAGAATTTAAAGTAAGAGCCGTTGAATTCGAAGAGAAGTCAAAGGTTGAAATTGAAGAGCAACTATTAAAGGAGCACGAGGATAAGTTAAAAGAAGAGCAAACTGAAACGCCAGAACAAACTTCTACAGAACCAACTCCTACTCCAGAGATTGATGATAACATCGTTCTTTCACATATTAAGACAAGGTACAACAGAGAGATCAGCTCTTTGGATGAGTTATTCGAACAGAGAAATCAGAACGAAGAACTTCCAGAAGATGTAGCTGCATTTCTTAAGTACAAAAAAGAGACTGGAAGAAACATCGATGACTTTATTAAATTAAATAAAGATTATTCGAATGCTGATCCAGACACGCTACTTTTTGAGTTCTACAAAGAACAAAACCCAGACCTAGATCCAGATGATATTAAATTTGAGATAGGTCTTAAGTTTGGTTACGATGAGGACCTTGATGACGAAAAAGAAATCAAGCAAAAAAAATTAGCGTTTAAAAAAGAACTTACTAAAGCTAAGAAACATTTCGATGAGCAGAAGGAGCAATATAAAATGCCGCTTGAGTCAAGGGCTACATTTGTTCCAGATGAAGAAAAGGAATCATACGAAAGCTTTAAGAGTTATAGAGAAACCGCTTCTAAACATGAGGAGGAGCAAGCGAAACGGTCGAAGTTTTTTGCTGACAAAACTTCTGAATTGTTTTCTGATAAATTCGAAGGTTTCGGATTCAATATCGATGAAAGCAATAAGATGGTATATAAACCAGCAGATGCTAATACCCTTATTAAGGAACAGTCAAACATTATGGACTTTATATCAAAGTTTTTAAATGAAGATGGTTACCTTAAGGACGCTGAGGCCTTTCATAAAGCTATAGCAGTGGCAAACAACCCAGACAAATTTGCTAAGTACTTTTATGAAAAAGGAAAAGCAGAGGCTGTAGGTGATATTGCTAAAGAGTCTAAAAATATTGATATGACTCGAACGGCACCGACACCAACGCCAAAACAGGGTACACAGGTCAGAGTTATAGATGAAGAACGCGGTAATAGATTAATTATTAGAAAACCGTTTAAAAACTAAAAAAAATGGCTGGTACATTACAAGCGAGTCCTGGTGTAGCAATTACACCTAGCTCAGTGAAGGCTACGTTGCCTTCAAACTACATTACAAACTTTGATTTCTTGAATCAGTATCTTCCTGATACTTACGAGCAAGAATTCGAGCGTTATGGAAACCGATCTATCGCATCTTTCTTGCGTATGGTTGGTGCTGAACTTCCTTCAAACTCTGACTTGATTAAGTGGGCAGAGCAAGGACGTTTGCATACTAAATACACAGGAGTTGTTCCTACATCTGCTGCTGGTTCAGATACTGCAACTTTCCAATTGGCATCTGGTAACTGTAACTTCAGAGTAAACCAAACAGTATTTTTATCTTCTGAGTCTATTGCTGCTAATTCAGCTAAAGCTGTTATTAGTGCATTACCAGCAGCTAACCAATTTACTGTTAAGTTTTACAATGCTTCTGGTTCTCCATTTACTATCACTACTGAGACTGTAACTGCATTCGTTTACGGATCTGAGTTTGGTAAAGGAACAAGCGGTATGTCTGGATCATTGGAAGCTCAAGATTTATTCTTCGATGTTAAGCCAATCATCATCAAAGACAACTACACTGTATCTGGTTCTGATATGGCTCAAGTTGGATGGGTTGAAGTAACTACTGAAAATGGTGCTACAGGTTATTTGTGGTACATGAAATCAGAGCACGAAACTCGTTTACGTTTCGAGGATTATTTAGAAATGTCTATGGTAGAAGGTGTTCCTGCTGAGTCTGGATCAGACGCTCTATCTTACCTTTCTCCATCTACTGCTGCTGCTCCTCCATTTACTACTGCTGCATCTACTGCTGCTGGTACTAAAGGTTTATTCTACGAAGTAGAAAACAGAGGAAATGTATGGGCTGGTGGTAATCCATCTGCATTGTCTGACTTCGATACTATCGTTCAACGTCTTGACAAGCAAGGAGCTATCGCTGAGAACGTATTGTTCTTAAACCGTCAATTCTCTTTCGATATCGACGATATGTTGGCTGCACAAAACTCTTACGGAGTTGGTGGTACATCTTACGGATTGTTCGATAACAGCGAAGATATGGCGTTAAACCTTGGATTCACTGGATTCAGAAGAGGTTATGAGTTCTACAAGACTGACTGGAAATACCTTAACGATGCTACTCTTCGTGGTGGTTTAGTTGGTGGTGCAGTTAACGGAGTTCTTGTTCCTGCTGGTACAATGAGTGTATACGATCAAGTTCTTGGTAAAAATGCTCGTCGTCCGTTCTTACACGTTCGATACAGAGCTTCTGAAACTGAGAATCGTCGTTACAAGACTTGGATGACTGGTAGTGCAGGTGGTGCAGCTACAAGCGACCTAGATGCAATGCAAGTTAATTTCTTGTCTGAAAGAGCACTTTGTACTCTTGGAGCTAACAACTTCTTTATCTTCAAAGGATAAGAATAACTACAGAGAGGGGTGTTAGTGCCCCTCTCTATTTTTTAAAACAATTTAAATTATATACAATGGAAACAAAAATCAAACTAGCAAAGCTAGAGTCGAAAGACAGAACTTATTTATTAAGAGGGGATAGCGCCCCATTAACTTATTTCTTACCATCAAAGGACACTCCTCGTAGACGTCTACTTTATTTTGATGAAGAAACAAACTCAAATCACCCATTAAGATACGCAAGGAACTCAAACACTCCTTTTCAAGAAGATCAAGATCAAAATGTAATTCTTGAGCCAGTAGTTTTTGAAGATGGTATTCTTAGGGTTCCAAAAACAAATCCAGTACTACAATTATTCTTACATTACCATCCAGGTAATGGTACTGAGTTTTATGAATTTGACAATGAGAAAGACGCTCAAGAAGATGTTAAAGATATCAATATGGAGATTGATGCGTTATTACTTGCAAGAGAACTTGATATTACAAGTTTAGAAGCAATTGCTCGATTGGTATTAGGTAAAGACGTGTCTACTATGACTTCATCTGAAATTAAGAGAGATATGTTGTTGTTTGCTAAAAGATATCCAGAAGACTTCTTAGATGCTGCTGGAGATCCAATGCTTAAGATTAACAACATAGCATCAAGAGCAATTTCTGACGGATACTTAACTTTTAGAAATAATAAGGACATTCACTATAACTTGAAGGAAAACAAGAAGAGATTATTGACAGTTCCTTATGGTGAAAATCATATATTCGTATTAGCTTCTTGGTTGCAGTCAGACGAAGGTATGGAGTTCTACAAATTCTTAGAGGATAAAATATCAGAAAAATAGTATATTTGTGCTATTATTAACCCATTAATTTTTTAACAAATGGAAAAGTTTATCAGTATTCCTAATAGTTTAGGAGCAAATCAATTAGTTTCTGCTGCAAACGTAGTAGCTGTTTTTGCAGGTACAGCAGCAACAAATACTGCTACAGCAGCAAATACTGTAATTATGTATCAAGGAGGTAAAGTTGTTACATTGATTCATGCAGCTCAAACTGCATTTAACATGCGTAACGCTATTCAAAATGCAATCTCTGCTGCATTGCAAACATCTTGGACTGATACAGTGTATGTAATACCTTCATTGCCAATATCGGTAACTGGTATTACAGCTGCTTAATAGCAATCAAAGTAGAAAGGAAGAGGCACTCAAAAGAGTGCCTTTTTTTATTTATCTTTGTAAAAAGACATTCGATGATAAACGAAGTTAGAAATACCGTTCTGTCTATATTAAGTAAGGACAATCGAGGATACATAACGCCATTTGAGTTTAACCTATATGCAAAGCAAGCACAGCTTGAAATATTTACAAACTACATGGAGCAGTATTCAGATGCGTTCTTAAAGAGTATTGCTAGAGGATACGGTGAAGGATATTCAGATGTTCCTAAAAATGTGGCTGAGTCGCTTGATATATTTTACACGTCAGCAAACTTATCTGGAACTCTAAATGTCTTTACCGCTCCATCTGATTATTACTTCTTAGAGAAGATAGTTTATAACAACACTGAGGTAGAGAAAGTATCTCATAGAAAGATATTAAATCTATTGTCATCTAACTTAACTTCACCAAGTGTGTCTTATCCAGTATACACATTCTCTGGTTCTGATATTACTGTGTATCCAACAACTATAGTATCTGGCGTAACAGCTCATTACTTAAGACTGCCGTTAGATCCAAAGTGGACATATGTAGCTATGGCGGCTGGAGATTCAGACCCATTGTTCAATCCGTCTGCTGGTGACTATCAAGATTTTGAATTACCAATGGAAGAGTTCCCATTGTTAGTGGTTAAAATATTAGCATATTGTGGGGTCACTATAAGAGAAACAGAGGTTGTGCAGATAGCAAAAGCGCAAGAAATGCAAGACATCCAACAAAACCAATAATAAATGGCATACATTACTAACTATCAATACTACACAAATAACGGAGTTATACCAACAGATGTTAACTGGGGTTCATATCAATATGTAAGCCTGGCTGATGTTGTTAACAATTTTATGTTAATGTATGTAGGTAATGACAAATTGGTCAATAATGTTGATCGATATGCCGTTTTATTTCACGCTAAGAGAGCTGTACAAGAGCTTAATTATGACGCATTAAAAAATATTAAGGTTATAGAGCTTGAAATAGGGGATGACTTGAAGATGGTTATGCCTCCAGATTATGTTAACTATGTTAGGATATCTATGTTGAAAAATGGTATACTATTCCCTCTTGTGGAGAACAGAACACCTATGTCAGCTACAGCTTATTTACAAGACAACAATCTAGACATCATATTTGACGTAAACGGTGAGATCGTAACAGGTACATCGAAACTTGACATACTAAGACAAGACAAACAGTTATATACTGGTATGGGTCCATATCAAGGCCAGTACGGGTGGTATTGGGATGGTGATTGGTATTTTGGATACAACTTTGGTAAAAGGTTTGGATTAGAAACCGATCAAGCTAATGTAAATCCAAAATTCTA